ATATAAGAAAAACAGAGCGATACACTCCGCATCATAAAGAGACGCGCACTTTATTTGGAGAGGCGAGCGTGCTAGCCTGTATGGCAGAGCCAGATGTTTTCATCATCTGGTTGCCGGGCTCGATAGCATGCGAGCAGAGCGACAGTCAAGTGACAATAAGCTAGCAGTGTTAATATAAGTATTTAAAATACTAAGAAGCGATAGTTCGAGTTACGCACCTTAAAAAGTTGTACAGTTTTGTGTTGACGTACCATAATGGCTATAATGCTTCTCGTAGATTTCTTCGGTTACACTTAAAAAAACGTGGTTTGACTTTCTCTACTGTTAAGATAGTGGTCTTAGCTATTTACATCTTCCACTTTTAAAAGACAGCACTTCTTGAATTTCTTTCCACTTCCGCACGGGCAAGGATGGTTTCTTCCAATCTTCCCTTTGGTCTTCATATCAATCACATTAGTTTGATTATAGTCGAATTGCTTATCTGGAAGTGGTCTAAGATTTTGCTTTTCAAACTTCTCATAAATTTCATAAGGTGTATGACCATTGTTCTCCCAAATCCTAGTATGATTAGACAATTCCATCACCAGTTGCATAATGTCATTGACTTGATTGACATTATTGAAGTTCTCAATCTGATTGGTGACAAAATCTAATATTGTCTGTATATCTAGCCCAAATTGAACAAACTCTTGGATATCTTCACAGAGTTCTTCGGCTTTTTCTTCATCACCTTCGAAGAAGTTCTTCTTTACATATTTAAGTAATGCGTTGTATGGCTTTGTTTTTTCAAAGTAATCTTCATCAACGTATTTAAGTAGCTCATTCTTCTTTGGAACATAGTAAGGCTTAGCTCCTTTTTGTCTCAAAATCAGATCAAATTCCCCATTATTCATAATAACCTCATGAACAAAGTGATCGTTGTAGACCTCAATAAAATAATCTTCTAATGCTTCTGATGGGATTTTGATAAGCATTTCTACTTGAGCGAGGATGATTTGGTCTTTATTCTGATTGTTATAGATTTCTACCACCTTATCCTTATGGACCATACCATAAAGGTCGCCTTGATTCTCGAAGGATAAAAAGGAAACCCAATACATAGAAAAATGTCAAGAAAAAAGTTGATTTTAGCCTCATTTCTCGGTAATATTCAAGTTTTTAACAGCAAAAAAGCCCATCACGACATGATGAGCAAGAATTTTGGTCCATACACACGCTCTTAGAGCGTTTTAAAATTAGTCGAGCAGACCTTTCTTCATCTAAAATAATCTGAGACAAATATACAAGGTCTTATTATGTAATCTAAAATCACTGAGATGATCAGGACCAATTACAAAATACAGGCTTGAAAAAATCATTTTTTTGAGAAAACCTTGCACCAATTACGTTGTTGTCAGAATATTCTGATACTTGACATTGAACGATAACTCCTATATAATTCGAACTAGTTCGAATTACGGCATACGTAAGCAATTGATTCTAAATATATAAAGAAGTTCGTAGCTCTATCCAAATGTGGATGGAGCTTTTATATTTGCAGCCTTCCCCAGTTAATGCACCGAGAGAGCACTTTCTTCATATAATGTAAATAAGCTATCTCATTTCATCATGACAATGCATCTCTCCCCTGTACGAGTTTCTTCCTATTATATATGTAGAATAAACAAGCCATCGATTTGAAAACAAAAACTCAAATTGCCCAAAACTGAAATTTTTAGAATAACCTCTCAAAAAGCGACGCTTCAGTTTGGCCTGTGTCGGCTTTTCATTAAAATTATGACCCATTGTTCCACAATCGGTTAACCTCGCTCAAATTGGCCACAAACGCGATTTAGCCATTTTTCTCTGAAAAAACAGCAATATAACCATACTCACTCTAAGTTCGGTACATTTCCGAAGCTAGAAGCTTTACTGCGATCTTTGCCTTTGCTATTCAATCAAGCATAGTTGTTGTATGAAACTGAAAATTTCAGGATTGAGTTTTTTTGCATTCTATGTTATTATTTATTTCATATCGGGTACAATATTAATAAAGATTGACGCATTTTGTTATTTATAGTATCATATAATTAGAAACGGGCATACTATAGTATTGAAAGGAGGCCCAAACTATGAAAACTTTATCAACTAAAAAATTAGCTGAAACAGTTAAAAACTTAAGAGAATCAAAAGGATATACAAAAGAAGAACTCGGTACTTTAACCGGTATAAACAGAATTATGATTGGCCGTATTGAAAGAGAAGACTTCACTCCATCTATTGTACAGTTTGAAGCACTATCAAATGTTTTAGGTTTTGATCTTACAGAAATGTTTGTGGAGAAAGAAAGAACGAACTCTTTTGTTGCGCTTCGAAGCGAAGCATTAAGCGATAGTGAAAAAGAAGGCGTAGAAAAACTATTCACTATGATGTTGTCCCTTAGACAGCAAATTAAATTAAGGAGCTCATTTGAAAATGAATCCAATCACGCTTAATGAAGTCCAAGTAGATGAAATTCGCAAATTAGCTGGAGATGAGCGCCGATTTCTAGGCTTTGTAGGCGAAACACCTATTGCCAATGACATCTTTACAATTCTTGATAGACTAGACATCATGTTGCTGGAATATCCCATCGAACCTGAAGGTGATAGACCAGCTTTTTCTGCTGCCATTATGTATTCTGAAGAAGGCGATAAAAAACTTACTTTCATTGGACTAAACACTGCAGATTATTACGATAAGCAAGTCTTTGCAATTGCCCATGAGTTGTATCATTATTACACAAAATCTGGCTCACATCTGAGCAGACCGGAAGATGAAGAAAGTAGCCTTATTGAGGTAAAAGCTAATCGATTTGCAGCAGAGTTTTTGTTGCCTGAAACGGTACTGGAAAGTATTGTACTTGATGAGTTTAAGACATCTTCCCTTGAAAAAATCCAACACAAAACACTGTTGAGATTTATCGCTAGACTCCACTGTACATGGTGGCTCCCATACCGTTCTCTTGTCAGAAGACTGCACGAGATAGGAGCAATTACTTCAGAACAGTATGCAGAATTGTACTCTGTTGATGAACGAGATCTTCAGGGTGAATATGGTAAAATAGGTCAGGCTATTAATAAGGAAGTATTTCTTAAACTAAATCAACCAACAAAAAATATTGGTACTTCCCCTAATGAAATCGAGATCATCATTAGAAATTTTGAAGACAATCTCATAGATGAAGATAAATTTGCAGAAACCCTAAGCCTTTTTAATAGAACACCAGATGAATTTGGCTATGAGATAAAAGTCTCTCAAGAAGACATAGATGAACTTGATGCTTTCTTCAGTGGGGAGGATGATGATGAAAATTAATCTTACCCATCCAAACCCAGCATTGATAAGTATTATTGAAGATCCAGAACAAATCATCACTTTAGATGCCAATTTTCTTATTGCTCCGGATAGAAGACCAATCACTAAAAGAGGCATCGGTTTTGAACAGTTTAGAGAGATCTGGTTAGACCCCATTTTCAGTGTCTTTCCAAATCTGGCTATTCACGAAGCAGTGTATGATGAACTAGTTGGAATCTCTCCCCAAAATTATGTAGATGCGAAAAGGGATAGCATTCCACCTGAGATCATTATTCACAAAGATTCATCTCTAACAGAAGTTGAAAAAATCTTAAGAGATACCATTGAATCAAAGATTGCTTCTCTCACTAAATACGATCCGATGCTTGATAATAAAGACGATCGTGGAGAAGTAAAATCTTTATCATATATCGCTGTCAAAGGTCTGCTCTACTTCGCAGCAAATGATAATAACGCCATTCAACTCATTGAAAAATCAGAAGAGTGGTCCACTGGCCTAGATAATGTACAAGCCATCAAAATGTATGAGTTGATTTACTATCTATACAGAGATGATCTGGCTGATAAAACAGCCATGAAAATGCTCTACAAATACCAGTACTATCTGACTGATCGGGAAAAAAGTACAAACCCTGGCTGGGGAGATTTCTCCTCCAGTATGGACAGTTTGTATGAATCCTATTTCAAATAAAAACAACCCACCAAGTGGTAGATAACTGTTATCTGCCAACTCAGTGGGTTTTTCTATTGCTGATAAAACCTCAGGCCTATAGGTCACTGGGGAATTATCATCTTTGTTCAGTTTTGCGAAGTGAATAATTGATGATTTTAATTCTGGCATGTTTTTCTTTATATTCAGAGAATATCGTGACATTATTAAAAAATCGAACTTAGGTGATGGCTTAGGTGGCATCTTAGGTGATAACTTAGGAGCTAAAAAAAACATCGGTTTTCTTTACACACCTACTCCTCATCTGCCCATCTATACATTCTTAGTTGAGTTACTTTTGCGTCATTAACCATCAACTTCCCCGCTTTATAAAGAGGTTCCTGGATTCTTTTCCGATATGAAATTTCACTCTTAATGCCCAAATGCTCTCGAATTTCCTTTGGCTTTCTGTATTCTTTACAGAACTCTTTCACCTTTTGAACTTCATCAGAAATTAAAAGCTCCTCCATTTGGATTTTCTTCTTTTGTTTTTCAAACCGCTCTTTGTACTTCTCATAGTCTAACCCCGAACCAAACTCTACACCCTCTGCAAACTTAAACTTGATCTCCCCTGCTGTATCAATGGTTGCGCTCAACACATGCTCAATAAAAACTTCTTCAGGGAAGTGGTCTTCTCCTTCCAAGTCCATGTATGAAACATCTCTTGCGCTGTTGGTCTTGGAATATACGCTATCTCCCGGCTTGATTCGTGGCCTCATATTATGAAAGGTCTTCAAAGAAAATGGCTTCATCTTTTCGCAGTATTTCAGAAGTTTCTCCAAGCGCTCTTTATCCTCCTCTAACTGTTCTAATCGCTCAATGTACTTGTAGTGCTGCTCCCTCAATTGGATGATATCGTCAGTGATTTGGTTGATCAGTTGTGTATTTTTACCGTTCTTTTGGATCTCCGTATCAACCGCCTTATAAAGCTCTTGATTTAATGTTTCCATTTGCATTTCTAGGTCCTCTTTATGCCGCAGTTCTTTTTCCGTTAAATCCAGTTTTCTCAAATGGGATTTTATCTGTTGCCTGAAGTCTTCGCTGGTTTTGATTTTCCTCAGTGTATCCACAAAATAGTAATCCATATACCTTTCGTCAAATGAGATAGGCACATCACACGTTGATCCTATTTTATGAAAAGAGTTAAAACATCGCCATGCGCTTCCTTCTCTGGAATAATAGGTGGTGCTTCTGTATCTTGCTACTACATGGCCACATTCAGCGCAAGTGAACTTCTTATAATATAGAAGTCCCGTCTTTCCTCTCATTCTTAACAGGGATTCTTTTTCTATCTTCGAAAACCTTTTGTGCTTTTTCAAACGTCTCCCGATCAATAATGGCTTGATGGTGCTCTTCAATATAATATTTTGGAACCTGGCCGTAATTAGTTTTTCGTACGCTCCCGGCAACCTTCGTGTAGTATTTTTGAAATTCATAATCGCCGAGATACTTTTCATTTCTCAATATTTCTCGGATTGTATTGTAATTCCAATATTCACCGCCCTTTGGACTCTTTATCCCCAGCCCATTTAGATGTTCAACAATCTCAAAAATATTTTTACCTTCTATGAATAATTGATACATCAATCGAACCGCTTCTGCCTCTTCCTCAACAATGTGCCACTCCCTATTCTTATCAATGGTGTATCCATACATATCTGTCCTTCTGCTGATGGTTCCCCTCAGAGCAAGACTTTGTACTCCCCAGGTGATACTATTGGATAAGGAAACGATCTCTTCTTCTGCGACGGTTGCCATTAGCGATAAAATCAATGAAGAGTTTGGATCATTGCTCTTCAAGTTTTCTTTCTCAAAGTAGCATACACAAGCAGGTTCTAACTCATGGAGCGTCTTTAATGTTCCCAAAACATCAACCACATTCCTACTGAATCGAGAGATGGATTTTGTAATGATCATATCGATCTTACCTTTTTTCGCATCTTCAATCATCCGATTAAAATCATCCCTGTGCTCGGTTATAGTTCCTGATACCCCTTCATCTGCATAGATTCCGGCAAGCTCCCATAAAGGATTCGAAAGTATTTTGTAGTTATAGTATGCAAGCTGGGTTTGCAGAGAGAGCTTTTGCTCATCCATCTCTGTTGATACTCTGCAGTACGCTGCAACCCTCAGTTTCTTCTTTTCTTCCTGCTTGAGTTGGCTCATCCTATTCTTAAGAATATTCTTCTTTAAATCGCCTAGGTCTTTAATGCTTAGTCCACGGTCAAGGACAACCACGTCACGCATAGGTATATTCTTGTTGTTTATTTTTGGCGGACTCTTTGAATCTGCTGTCAACGCTGTTGCTTCCACTAAGGATTCCTCCTTTCTCAGAACTTTTGAATTATCACTATCTCTTAAAGGTTCTTCTGCATCTTCAAAATTAATAGGTTCATTTAATAAAGGCTTTTCTTGTTCCTTAAGCCGCTTTTCTCTTTTCAAACGTCTGTTTTCTGCAGCTTCTGCAATACTAGGAATTTCATCTTGCCCAATCGTCGTTGTTTTTTCGTCAATCCACTCGATAACATAGGCTGACCCTGAGTAGATTGTCAGTTTTGTCATCCACGCTCTAACCATTTCAATGGTTGTAGAATTGATAAAGTGGTCTATCCCTCTTATGGTCTTTAACCAAACAAGAGCATCGTTCCGATACTCCCTATCATCTTCAATACGTCCAACTTTTTCTTCAAAAGAGGAATATTCATCTTCTAGCTGTTCAATCAACTCTATCTGATTCTGCCTTTTGGCAATCTCAATGTCAGTAAAATATTTTAGGCGTTGGAATTCAAAATGGTCATTTTGATTAACCCTATTTAGGATCCTCTCAAGGTCCCTAAGCATCAGCCGGAAATCTTCTTTTAAAGCTTTCTCACTTCTGCCAAGGGGATCTACCATTTCATATGTGATGTTTTTTCTGGGCTTAGTTGCAATAATGGTTAATCCCATCATGCGTTCAAACAAGCCTCTTAATCCCATAGCAAGAAGATCATAAGTTTTTATAGGTGCTAAATCACAAAGCTTCACGCTGGCATAGGTATAGGCGCATCCATATCTATATTCATTTTTCCTTCGCACCAATTTTCCACATCGACCACAAAATACCCTATATCTCAGTGGGTTACTTATTGGCGTTCTAATTTGCTCTTTGGTTCTTTTATTTTTCTCAACCCGCTCCTGGGCTCTATTAAATACATCCATGGATATTATCGCCGGATGACTGTTTTCAATAAAATATTGCTCTTTGTATGGACCACTGTCAGTAATCTTTCCTGTAAAAAGGTCCTTGGTTTTTGCTTTTGCCCGTTTGTTCCCTGTATAGGCAATGGCATTGATGATTTTTCGAATTTGAGTATTCGCCCATCGCTCATTACCTTTTTTCGTTTTAATTCCTCGATGGATAAGTTCTCTAGTGATATCAGCATACGTAGCACCAGCTATGAACTGATTAAAAATCCATCTGACTACTTCAGCTTCCTCTTCATTGATCTTCACCATGTCTTTGCCACCAGGTTCAACTAAATCATAGCCATACATCTCGTGAAAGTAAGGCCGTCCTTCATTCAGGCGTTTTTGATAGGAAAACTTCACAAGGTTTGAAACCCCTTCGATAAAATCCTGGGCCATGGCTGCATGAGTCTCTAAGACCAGTGAACTCAGACCCTTAGAAACCTCCACGCCTTCTCGTTCAAAATATACAGTTGTGCCACTTTCTTTTAACTGTTGAAGCACTTCTAATGTTTCCTTTGTATTTCTTGAAAACCTTGAGATGCTTTTTGTAAGAATTAGATCGATCTTTCCTTCCCTGGCATGACGAAGCATTCGCTTGAATCCATTTCGGTGTTCGATGGTTCCACCGGATATTTGATTATCGATATAGACTCCGACAAATTTCCAATTTGGTTTATTGTAGATATAGTTGCTGTAATAGCTCACTTGATTTTCAAGGGACTTATAATTGGTATTCCCCTTACTGATTCTGCAGTAAGCTGCAACCCGAATACCTTCTTTTTTGCTGTTCAGTGGACTTTGATGCATCTCGTCTAGCGGATCCCACAGTGTGTGTACCCACATGGCCTTATCTATTTGGTCCATTTAAAAAACTCCTTTCCTCATAAAGATTACGCTTGTTGGTATGTTCCCTCTGTATGAAACATATTGCAAGTACAATCTCAAAAGGTCAAAGGAGTATTTAAAGTCCACTAGGTATTCAGTTTTTATTACGGCTTCGGAATCTATTTTTTAAAGAGTATCTAAGTTCAGCGGTTCCACCGGGTCCTTTCCTCTCCTCCAGCCTAGGGCCTTTCGCTTGACCCCACATTTAAAGATAAACTCCATTTGGTAATCATCATAGATAAGACCCCTTTCAACAGTCTCTCTAAACATTTTTGCATCGAAGGTTTCGAAGTCTTGCAGCCCCTGTAGATACTCAATAAGAATATCCAGGTTCTTCTTCATGAAGATACTTTCTTCTTTATTCTTCAGGAGGTTTTCATGTTCTTGTTGGTAAATTTGAGACTCGTAAATAAGATTTCTAAGGGTGGCGTCATAGATGGGATCGTTGGTGATGCTTTCTCTCATAGACATTTCAGTAATTTGATCGCTGATTCTGTCAATGATTTCTTCCACTTCTTCTAATCGTGCATTTTCTTCTTCAGATAGGCTGACCTCTTTTATGGCCGCTTCACCTTCCATTTGAATCTGTTCGATTTCTTTTGTCATTTTCAGAAGCATTTCATTGTAAGCTCTTTCAATGACTTCTTCCCATATATACTTTGTATGGCATTCATAATCCGCTTCCATTTTCATCGCTGATACCCTACACTGCCACACCGTGAATTTATAGGATTGGCCATTCTTCTTTGAGGTAAGGCGTCTTCTGTGCACCGGAACCCCACACTCCCCACAAAATAGCATGTTAGAAAAGGGAGCTGTGTTGCTATAACATCTTCGGTACTTCCCATCTGGATCATGGCGCATTCTGCTTCTACGTTCCAGCTCCTTCTGAGCCGCGTTCCAATCTTCCTCTGAAATAATCGGCGGGTGATTGTTACGAATAAAATACTGCGGTTTGTGATTTTTATTTCTCACCCGCTTGTGGGTTAATGGGTCAAGAGTAACCGACTTCTGGCAAAGTGCGTGGCCACAAAATTTTTCATTTTTTATCAGCTTGAGAACCGAATCGCTGGTCCATTTGGTGTTTCCCCTAGCGGTTTTTACTTTATCCTTGGTTAGTCCCTTGGCAATGAGTGGTGTTCCCTTTCCGTTTAGAAACTCACGGTATATTCTTCTTACAATCTTGGCTTCTTCTTCATTGATGATTAGATTGCCTTCTTCATCCTCATCATAGCCGAGAAAATAAGTTGTCGGTATGTGTGGTATCCCTCTTGAAAATCTTTTCTGAACACCCCAGCTTACATTGGCACTAATGGTTCTACTTTCCTCTTCCATAACCGATGCGATGACAACTAATATCGTTTCAGATTGGGAGTCCAATGTGTTAATTCCCTCTTTATCGAATATAATTCCCACGGGCTTGTCTAGGTTTTTAAGCATCCTCACATAGGTCAGGCAGTCGAGGGTATTTCTTGCAAATCGGCTGATGGATTTGGTGATGATGTAGTCAAATTTTCCTTCTTTGGCGTCCTTAATCATCTGATTGAATCCAGTCCGGTACTTTGTATTCGTTCCGGTTACACCCTCATCACTGTACACCTTGTAAAGCTCCCAGTCTGGTTTTCTTTCAATGTATTCTTCAAAGTAGGAAACCTGCAGCTGATAACTTGACTGCTGTTCTTCTTCAAGGGTGGATACCCTTGCATAAGCTGCAACTTTAACCTTTGGTTCTTCTTCTCCTTCCCCTCTTCTTTGCATATTCATGTTCGCAGGGATTACCCGAACGCGAGGATTCATCGCTGAAGAGTTTCTATTTTGAGTCATAGTACATTCCTCCTCTAAATTGACCGACAACGGTTTCTTCTCCATCAATCCACTTAATGGTAAATAAAAAAGGTGACTCCACTGTAATGTGAATCACCCACGCTCTTATAAAAGAGATATCTAGTATTTTATAAATGGCTTTATCTGAACCCTTTAGGGTTTTAAGCTTATTCAAGGATGCTTCTCTAAAGACATGGTCTTTGTCAAAAGCCTCCCATAACTTTGTTTTTTCAGCGATTGTTTCTTCGACTTCTTTTCTTTTAGCTTTGATGTCTTCTACATCTAGATTTTTTAAGATGGCGTTGTTTTCAGCAATCAGGCACTTTTCAAGCTCCACCCTCAACAAGTTTTGCTCTCTTTCTCTTACTGTTTCTGCACTAGATAACTCTTTTATAAGCTGCTTAATCAGCAAGCCATCATTTGTTCTCTGATCCATGCCATAACGTTTTTCAAAACCTTCTATGAGAAGCTCTTCTATCTTAGTCTCCTCAATAGGTTGAGCCTTGCATAAAAGTCCGCTCTTTGCATTTGACGAACATCGCCATCTGGTTATTTTCCCCTTCTGACCGAAGCGATGATAGTTCTTTCCACAGCTGGCGCAGACAATTCTGCTGGTAATAGCGGAGCGTTTGTATCTTCCTTTATTTGATTGGGTGGTTTTGTTCTCATTCATAATCTCTTGGACCTTTTGAAAATCTTCTTTTGACACAATCCCTTCATGATGGTCCTCAACATAATACTGAGGCTTATGTCCCCTATTAACTACTGTCTTATGAGATCTAAAATCCAAAGTACATGTTTTTCTGCTGAGAGCATCTCCACAATATCTTTCGTTTGTAAGAAAGCTGCTTATATTAGAAGATGTCCAATCAATCTCTCCGGAGCGCTTCTTGTATCCTCTACGAATGAAATGCTGAGCAATATCTGTCAGATTATAGCCAGAAAGAAACATTGCATAGGCTTCTCTTACTATGGCCGCTTCTTTTTCAACAATCTCCCACTCCTTGTTTTTCTTCGTCTTATAACCAAAGAGTTGAGCCGCAACCACCTCACCTCTTTCAAACCGTTTTCTCAAAGCCCCTTCAATATTTTCTGAAGTACTCCGGCTCTCTTCTTCTGCAAATGTGGCCAAAATCTTTATTAGTAGTGAACTGGTTATGTCTTTGGTGTTCAGTCTCTCTTTTTCGAAGATGACCTGGACGCCCTTTTCAGTAAGCTGTCTCACAATATCCAGCGTATCCACAACATTACGGGCAAATCTAGAAATAGACTTACAAATGATAATATCAATTTCTCCATTCATAGCCTTTCTAATCATCCGATTAAAGCCTATTCGCTTGGACATATCCGTTCCTGACTTACCTTTATCTGAATAGACTCCTGCATAAAGCCACTCAGGTTTTGATCTAATGTAATTGGTGTAATGAATGATTTGGTTTTCAAGGGATCCTAGCTGAAGTTCTTCTTCAGAACTCACTCTGCAGTATGATGCCACTCTAGGTTTATGTGGTTTTACCTGTCCCATGCTTGTGTGTAAATCAACATTATTTATCACGGAAACGCTAGGTTGCTGAACCGGTACTACCTGAACTCTTGCTTGATTCATCGTCTTTTCCTCCTTTCTTTTTATCCCTTATCTCGCATCACGCGGCATGAATGTTTTCATGTAAAGGGTAAAAAATAATAATGCCTGAATTCCTTTAAAATCAAAGGTTTCAAGCTTTCTAGCGTATTACATATATCACTCTAAACCGAGTATTTATCAAGTCATTTCTACTATATATAGGGATAAAAATAAGCCGATGCTATAGAGATAACACCGGCTACAATTTTACGATTTTCCTTCTAGTCATACTTCATATAAGCATCAAATCCCGCCTTCTTTAGACGGGCCATGAGAGCCTCTGCATTCTTCTTTTCGCTGAAGGCTCCCACCTGCACTCGGTAGTACTTTTTACCGGATTCCTTCTCAGGTTCGACCTCCACACCAGCACTGACTAGCTCGAGATTGTTTTTATCAACCCAGGTCATAATACCAGCCTTCTCATCCATGGTGCTTTTAAGAATGGTTTTACCTAAAAGGACACATTCCTTGCCGCCTTTGATCACAGGTTTTCCATTAAACACATCCTGGGTGATCAAATGATAGTTCCACTTCACCCAGTTTGGAATAATTGGACCACCTGGATAATAAGTTCTGGCAGCCGCTTTGATTTCCACGATATCACCTGCTTCAAAGACTTCTTTGACCTCACCTACATTCTCCAGTGCCTTCTTTACTGCAGCTCTAAAGGTATCCATATTCTCTCCATGCTTTGGAAACCAGTGGCCCACATCAGAATGGTTTGATGCGATTCCCTTCTTATTTCCTTCCGCATGGCTGATAATATCTTTTTCAGTCAGACCATACTCTCTGCAAAGGTAGACACAAAGGTTCACTGCATTCTGCCAAGCGGCTCTATAGTAGGCTTCATTTTTCTTCACATCATAGCCTACCATCTGGTTCTTAGAATAAGAAAACCCACCCGGCTCGCATATCTCAAAACCGATGTGGGTGTTGTTTGCATCTCCTCCTGCATGCCAGCCTCTGTGGTTCCAAGGCAGGTACTGCCAGATTTCCTTATCATCCAAGAAGGCATGGACACAAACCTGACGGTTGATTTCGCCAGCCTTGTAGGATTTGTTCCATCTGCTGAACCAGTCAGCAGCCATCACACCCGGTGTGGCGGTGGAATGAACCATGATGCCTTTAGGTTTAATCTTTCTCCCAGCTGTATAGCAATCATTTCTGGTCATGTACTTTGTCTTCAAATTACTTAGTGCCATCCTTATCGCCTCCATCTTTTAGCTGCTCTAGGATGTCTTTGAGCTTCTCCGGGATTGGCAATCCCAGTCTTGTTGCATTTTCAATGATGCTGATTCCTTCATTGGACAGATAGAAGAAGATTACTGCGGTTCTAATCGCACTGCCATCTCCTATAATGTTCTGATCAATGATGTGTGCCACACCTACCAGGGAGAAAATCACCACTTTCTTAAAAATCCCCCGAGCACCTACATCACTGGATAGATGCTTTTCCAGAACTGCACACATGACTCCAAGTAAATAGTCGATTACCACAAAGGCAATCAAAGCATACAAAAACCCATCGTAACCTCCCAAAAAATAACCCAACCATCCACCCACAGCCGCAAATATCATCTGAACAATGTTCCAAACGTCTCTCATTGTTTTTCCCTCACTTTCATAAAAGTTTGTATATAAAAAGACGCCCGGTGAAGGACGTCATAGTTTTCATTAGTACGGTGCATAATACACATAGCCGCTGGCCTTCGCATAGAACCCGTCACCGGGAATGTATATAGCACCATCAAAGGTGTCATACTGGCTTGTTGTGAAACCTGGCTGCTCTACACCCTCCCAGTACAGTCCATCATTGGAGACGCAGAGCATACTCTCTTTAAGAAGTGCAAACTTCCCCCAGTCCTCCATCCAGATGATGTTTCTTGGATTCGGGATGTTGTTGTTGGCCAGATCTCCTACCCAGGAAAGATTCGTCTCTGTAATCTGCGTGGCATCATCACTCATCACACAGAGCTTTACATAGTAGGTATAATCGCCGCCCACATTGGTGTAATTGAACTTCATCACAAAAAGGACGTCATTCACGGACCGGATAAACATATACCGGGTGTCATTCACATCCTCTGGTATGGTTGTGCTCCAAGAACCTGGACTGGCTGAGCTGGCTATCGCGATGGATTTGTCGCCACCAACCACACCTACAAAGTTTCCTTTATGGGTGGTCAAATATTTAAAGATCGGTACCGAGGTACCATCCTCACCGACCAAGGTCCATGCAGTTCTTTCCTCAAGTGAATCAAAGCTGTAATAGACTGGTGACTTGTAATACCACCAACTGACGATTCCGGACCCTCTGGCCATATCATAGGCCCCACAGGTCATGGCGTTATAAGCACCCGGACAGTATCCAGCATTATGCCAAGTGATGCCATCAAAGGATGCGATGATATTAGCAAGGCCCACAATCTTAGCAATAAACACACCATCTGCTGCATAGAGAATCTCTGGCTGTCCATAGCTCCACCAAGGAACGCTGACAACCGTCCACTGCTTTGTGGTCTTGTTCCAGTAGGACATGTAAGGAGTCTTGGCGTAATAAACTGCGATCTGCGCGTTGCCATTATCATAGACGTTAATCTGCTTCTCACTGCCATATTGGGTGTAGCCAAAGTTGTTATAATATTTCTTGGTCCAGCTGAGTGTTGGAATGGTGAAAAGAACTTCTCCCCGGCCACCAAAGGCTGTCCAGATGGCCAAGGTATTATTAAAAATATGATCATAGCTCATGGATTCAGCCCTCCTTTATACTTTTGTGACGCTGGTGATTCGTCCACCACTATCCACGGTGTAGTTGTATGTCGCTGTTGTTCCGTCTGCGTATTCAATATAAAAACTCATCATATCCACCGTTAAAGTGGAGACTTCTTTTAAGAGTAGCTCCGAGAAAATATTATCCAGGGTGATGCTTGTGATCCTTCCACCGCTGTCAGTGGTGTATTGATACTGGGCATGATATTGATGGGTATCGCCCTTTTCCACGGTGTAAGTCACATCAATTGTGGTTTCTGTAACGACAAGATTGGAAACGATGGTATAGGAAACTCCCAGATCATTCACCTGTGTTTGAATGTCATCTACTGAGCTTCCCACATTATTTAATGAACTTTCTATCCGGTAAAAAGTATCTGAAATGCTGGGTCTATACCTCCCAACCTCCACCCGGATGTTGTATCGATAAAATGGATTATATTCTAGGGAGATGATCCTCGTCTTTACATTGATTCCTAGGGGATTAAAAACAATCTGTACATTATCTCCCACGGCAAGGTTCAAAAGCTTAAAGAATGAGATGTCATAAGAAGATGCATTCTCTCTGGAATCATGGGATACTGCCACGTTAGTGACATTCTTTGAATCCATCACCGGAATATAATCAGTGCTTCCTCTATGACTTCGGATGTTGATGTTGTAACCATCGTACTCAATCTCGCCACCAAGGATGGCAATGTACTGCATAAGGGCTGCCCTTCTTGATACTTCCTGGTTAATCTTCATGGTGACACTCTCTGTGAAATCTA